CCGCCCATCGGGTCAGCCGCGTTATGCACAGGCCCTGGGGTGCAACGGGACTCTTTCCACAGGACGCGGGCCAGTGTCGCCATTTCCTCGGCTGGCCAGCCTACGTCCACCGCTCATTGCAGGGCCTGCTCACAGGCTGATTTGGGTTGCGGCTCGACCCAGACGGTTGTCGTGGTGCTGGTGGTGGTGGCCGCCAGGGCCTCGAGCGGAACTTCCCCGTATTCGTAGACGGGCATGGTGGCGGGGGGTGCCGCCAAAACCTCGTTAGACGCGTTAGGAGCCTCGTACAGGGCCGATAACCCCAAGAGGCTGGCGATGTACCCCAAAATCAGAAATGGGGCTTTTAATGCGTTCATTTCGTGCTCCTTTCGTCGGTAGCACCGACCCTACAGCACTACTTCAGGGTTGTGGGGGATTTGCTGGAAACACCAGTACCAATGCGGCTTTCATGGCTTCCGGGTTGCGGGCCATGGCCGGCGAAATCTCGATGTGGAACCAGTCGCCGCCTGGTGCGCCTGACACGGTGCGGTGGTCGTATTTGCGCCAACGGCCTCGATCGCATCGCCAGGCACGGCCCCACGGGTGCGGCTGGTAGTCAATCACCATTTCGAGTCCGATCGCGTCGCCGTTTGCCACCAGTGCGTCAATGATTTTGCAGGCTGACGCATACGGTTGGGCACGCCAGCGTTGATCGAGGCCGTCGCCTCGAGGGCCTTCCACGTTGCGCCAACTCATGTCAACAGCCCGCCCAGTGGCGTGCACCGATGGTTGTCCTGGCTTGCCCTTCATGTCGCGGACACCCCACGCGCCGTTGTTCCACAAACCTTGGTTCGTGACGCGCTCGAGCGTGCGGATCAACATTGTTAGCCCGGCGGTAGTGCCGCCCGCTACGCCGTCAAACCCGGTGTAGGGGCGTTTAGTGGCCGCTGTCGATTGTTTTGTTGCTGCCACGTCCAAAAGCCGTGTCGTTGGGGTTCAACCAGCGGAGCAGCGGCGGGAGCACTGCGGCGATGCCTGCGGCCAGCAGTTTGCCCGGGTCGGTTTCGCCAGCCAGGTACAGGGTGATTCCGCCGGTGAGGAAGCTGCGTGCGTATGAGCCGAGGATGGCTTTGTCTTTAGCGGTCATGGTTTTCTATGTGCCGATCTACTTTTGATTCGATGCGGTTAAGCGAGTCGTGAACGATTCCGTGGTCTTGTCGGTTCTCTTTAAGCAGTTTGTTAATGAGTGCAACAACAACAGTGAACCCGCCAGCAATGAAAGTAACGACCACGCCTTCAGCCATGTCATTACGGTGCCGGGGGGTATGGGTTTTCGGCTTTTACTTTTGCTACCGCTTCACGCCACTCAAGTTCGGTTGCGTCGCCGCGCTGCCACTTGAAAAACACTGGGTCTGACTGTTGTTCATAGGCAACCAGGCGAGCTTGCTCGACCGCTGCGACTTGTGTCTCGTATTGGACTTGTGGCCACAGCGCGTCAAGTTCTGCTTGTGTCGGCTTTGGGGTGTCGCTTAACCACGTCAGACCGTCATAAGTGTCGCCGTCAAGCGTCCATGATGAGCCGTTGTATTTTGCTCCAAGAATTGCTGGGTAATCGATCATGCGCTGATCTCCATGAGAACGAAAGACGACGCCGCACGATAAAACGACGTGCTGTCTGTGTCGGTCGTTGATCTGTTCAAATAAATAATGTTGCTGTCTGCACCGTTCGTATTGCTATGCCCGACAATCACTCCATAGGTCAACGCTGATGTGCTTGCAGGGCTGTCAAGGTAAGCGAATGTCGTCATGCCGTTTGCATAGTTGTTGCCTGTGCCTGTGCCTGAAATGCGTTGACGATTTCCTGCCGCGTCTCCAGTTGCGCCCGCGATAGCCGTTCCGCCTCTCGTCAACCTAGTCAATGTGACCGCATTGTTTGAATGTGCTAACTGCACCGCGTAAAAAGCGAGCACTTGACTTGATGTTGATGACGGTGTGATCGTTGCGGTAAAACCTGTAATCGCAGTAGTTGCGCCGACAGCAACTGTCGCGCTAAATGTGTCTGTTTTGACTGCGCTAACGACTTGAAGTACACGGAACGCGCCGCGCAGGTTGTTCATCTGTGCCGCGGTCAGCACGTTGCCGGCGACAAACGTGGCGGGGAGGCTGGTGGGGGTTGCCATGCCGATCAGCCTAGGACATTCGTGTCAAGGATTCCGTTATCTATGTCGTCCAAAATCAGCTCATAAACGATCGTTGTGGGGCTGGTGAACACGCGGGTGGTGTGCCCGCCGGCAAAGTCAATGCGGTGCTCGATGCCCTCGATCGCGGATTCTTGGCCGCGCAATGTAGGGCTGCCGCCGATCAGGATTTCTTTTTGGATTAGCACGGTGTCGCCGATTTCTAGGATTGCGACGCTGTCACGCTCGGCGGTGGTGCATGACCCAAAGAATGTTTGGACGCTGGTGAACCGTGGGTCGGGTTGCGGCTCGAGCAGGTAGTTGGCTAAGTCTTGGGCGGCTGTTGCGTCGTGCAAAAGGCTGTCGTTGATATAAAGCGATTTGACGAAGTATTCTGCTTGGCTGCCGGCATTTGACGCGCTGCCTATTCCACCCGCTTTTGTGGTTACTTCAACCAGGTTGATGATTTGGTCGGCTTTGAAGTCGATTTTTAGGTCGTTGTAGGGCACGTCACCTTGGTCGCTGAATGTGACGGACGGCCCGGACAGGGTGCTGCCAATACGGTTTTGGCTGACTAGGACGCCTTCACGGTCAACGAAAATGCGGCCGCGTTCCGCGCTGTAAGTGATCTGTTGAAAATAGGCGTTGACGTTGGTGCCCTGGCTGATCGCATACTGGCTTGACCCACCCAATTCGACGGTGCCCGTGGCGATACTTCGGGCCGCGCCAGTTGGGTAGTTCACTTCTGCCCGGTCAAGGATGGCGTTGACGCGGGCACCCGTTAACTCTTTGGTCGGGTTGTGGCCGTCAATAAAGGTGTTGCCGAGCTTGTACATGTTGTCACCACAGAACACGGCCACAGTGTCCAAACCGCCCAAACGAAACTGGTATTCGTAGTTAATGATTAAACCCGAAAACAGCAGTTCGGGATTGTTGGCGTTGTCATACCGAATCAGTTTGACGGCTCGACCTGGTGCCAAACCCGGGAAGTCAATTGCTTGGTCGTAATAGGGGTTGCTGGTGCTGTCGTCAAATGGGTTGAAAACGCCGTCTGCCAGGGTGTCGTTGAGTACGAACGTCATTGTGCCAACGGGGAATTGGTCGTCGGTGTTTTGGCGGCCGCGTCGCACGTTTACGCTTAAGGTGCCGTCAGCGACGCTTGCAAAACTGGTGGTGCCGTCAAGCACATACTGGGTGTTGTCAAGTACACCTTTGGTGGCGTCATCCAAGGTGAAGCCGTCAACAAGAAAACCAACGTCTACTTGCAGGTCGTAAACGCCTGCATTTGGAATGGTTACTGCGGCCATCAGGCAACCGCGATGGGTGCAGGCCCGTTGACCGTGTTGTACGACCTGATCGAGTCCACGACGGCTTGCCCAATCTCGGCTGATGTTGCCAAGCCGCCTGTGACGTTCACGGTTATGTCTTGGCGTACACGCGGGTTGTCCAACCCTTGACTAAAAAAGTCTGCGGCCGCCAGCCCGGCAGCCGTAGGCAACACAGGTGGCGCAAACGCAGGTGCGGCAGCTCGACTACCGCCACCACCGCCACCGCCGCCGCCTGTGGCCGCTGAGATCGCCGCGGCAGGTATGCCGAGGTTGGGTGCAGCCATCCCGCCGCCTGCAGGCATTGACCCGCGGTTTTCTTCAGCCAACCAGTTCATGCCGCCACCACCGCCACCGCCCAAACGCGGCAGGCTCAAACGAAACGCAATTTCGGGTATGTCAATGCCTGGTATGAAGTTCATGGCTTTTATCAACAAGTTGATGCCCGTAATAAAGCCGTTGACAAAGTTCTCGACGCCTGACGCCAAAAAGTTAAATACGCCGTTCACGCCGTTACGGAACCACTCAAATTTGTTGTACGCCGCCACCACAGCGACAACCAGTAGGGCGATACCGGCTGCAATTGCGCTAAATGGGTTGAGCATCATGGCTACGTTGACGGCCACAATGGCGGTTGCTACGGCCCCAATCGCTGCGGCAATAGCCAAAAACGCTTTGGGGTTGT